TACTATCACTATCAAAATCAACTAAAGTTTGTATTTCAATTGTTTTAGATGATTCGTTAGGAGCAAATCCTAAAATACCATCTGCGTTAAGAAAATCAGTTCCAAGAGTAGCACTTCCTTGACCACTTAACACTTTAAACTGAACAGATGATGCAATATCGGTAGATCCATCTCTAGTAACAGTAAATACTGCTGTTTCACCCTCTGTTACTTGTATGTCGTCAATAGAATATACAAGTTTAGGTGCATTAGTTCCAGTTCCTATTTGAGGAACTCCACCTGTAAATCCTACTGTAGTATTTCTTAGTGGTGCACCTGTGTATGCTTCATCACAAACATACTGTGTATAATCAGCAGGAGTGTCTCCAAATAAATTATCAATGCTATCCAGTAATCTATCTAAGAAATCATCTTCATCTTCATCTCCTGTTTCTCCACTTGTACATTTTTTATCATCTGCACAATCAGTCTCAGGACCAGTACAGGAAATACCAAGAAGATTTAAAATATAATTGATTGCATTACCAATCATGTTTAGCGGTTCAGCAATAGCACCCAGAATATCTTGTAGAGGACCTAAGATAGAATTAAGTAATTCATTCATTAATTGAATTATCTTAGAAATGATTCCGTTTACTAATTCGTCTACTTGGCATACAGCAGCACGATAGATTTGATTGATATAACTCATTAATAAATTAGTTAACCATGCTGCTAATCTATCTCCTAGGTCTGCCATCTTACAACCTAGATCTTTTAGGAGTTTATTAAACCATTCTGTTACAGGTGTTAAAGCATTTCCTTTCTTGTCAGGACGTAGTAGTGCTTTAACTAATTTGTCCACTGCCTTCTGTAAAAGTGATGTTATATATCCCTTAACATATGCTAAGAATTTTTGAACTACAGCAATTGCTTTGTGTACATATCTTCTTCCTACATTAACAGTATCATTAACACTTCCTGTAATTTTGCTAGTATAGTATGTTCCTACATTACCATTGCTATTTTGCACATCTTTCAAGAAATTACCTATGATATATTTGAAAGACTTTTTTAAGTCCTCACAATCTTCACCTTCACTTGCTGGTTCAATACAAAACTCTTCTCTTTCAAGATCTTCTTTTTTTCTTGTTCCTGTATCTACCCTTGGGTTACCGTTACCATCTGTAGTTCCATCTGATATAACAACTTGTCTTTGTTTACCATCTATACCACCCTCTTCTCCATCACTTTGAACTATTGGTGCAAATACTTCATCTGTTTTTACACAAGTCTTAAATCTAACCTTATCATCAGGAATACAATCTTGAATATTACCTGTAGCACCTGGCGTTTGACCAATTGAACCAATAATAATTGGTTTGTTTTTATCATTATCTAGATAAAAACCCATCACCCAACAACCAGGTATCAACTGAGGATGAGCTCCTCCAATTGCACCTGGTGTAAATGGGTGGGTTACTGGCATCATCACGTTTGCCCATGGCAACTGACTTGTATCCAGTAAGTTTTTATCAGCAGGATGTTCTCCTACAATTGCTACTTTATATCGTAGTCCACCTTTGTTATTTTCTTCATCCGCAGCAGTACCTTCAACTTGTCCAATCCACCAGTTGAATCCATCATTACCAACTCTATGAGAAGGTACTATGCGTGAAAATGACTCATCCATAAGTTAATCGTCATATACTAAACACTCTGGTTCATCAGGGTGCATCTCACAGAACAGTTCTAATGCATTGGGATCATGATGATCTCCTGCTTCAATTTCGTCATGATGATGATCGGCATAAACTTCAAGTTCATGTAACTCTTCCAATGTATGCCTTTTCATTGGATCAGAAGTAGCTGGATCGGCAAGAATTTCCTTGTCGTGCTGAATGTGGTCTTCTATGCTTTTCATGAGTAATTACCTCCGTACTCTTTTATTTATTCCCCTCTCTTGGTGTCTGTATCTTTAACACCATAGGAGTCTCTAAACAATTGTAGCGTAGTTATGACTGTTCCGCTAGTTCCGTCAGCAAAATTAAACGAATGCTCAACATCTTTGACTAGATAAACACCACTAGACTCTAGATCCCATGGTTCCTCTGCTTTTACTTTATCTGGTGCTTTTCTTTGTACTTTTATCTCAACTTTATCTCCTGCACATATCTCATTGTTGCCAGGAATCACAACAGTACACTGCTGATTCATGAGTAACTCTTTTCTTGCAACTGACTGTGCAGCAAAATGTTTATGCCAATCAGCAAAAACACTTGGATTTTCTGCATCTTCATATGGTGATGCAACACCTGGCTCATTGAACCAAGTTTCATGATCTAACACCATTGTCATTAATCTTGATGGTGTTTCTACCAATTGCTGCTCTCCTACTTTTAAATCAGAAACTTTGGTTTGATTACCAAGGTGTGCCATATTTTTATAACTATCAGTAATTTTATACTGATACTCTTCATATTGTCCAGTAGATAGATTAAAAAATATTATATTAGTAGAGTATTTTCCTTTTCTTAAGGCACTCAATGTATCTACTTCTGATGTAAATGTAATTTTAGAAATTACTGATCTAGTATCAACTCCCTCTGCATTGGCAATTTTTTCTTGATATCCTTTGTGTATTTCGGTTTGAAGATCTGGTGCAGAAAATATACCATCTGGTTCATCACATAAAGCATCAACTGAAAAGAAATGATATCCTCTTATTGTTTCCCAAAAGAAAAATCCAGCAGTTCCTTTTATTGTTTCTTTTGTTTCACTTGACTCTGAACTACTACTACTTTTATCACTTCCAGTTTTTCCTTTAGTAGAAACTGCTTTGTCTGATAATGACGATATGATATCAAATGGTCTTCTTCTTGCTCCGATGATTACTTGCTTAAATTTTGTATCCTCTGAGTAAAATGGTTTACTAGAATTAATTCCAATATCTGTTTTTATTAGATCTTCTACAATACCACTAATACTTTTTTGTGGTTGCTCTTTTTTATTCTGTCCACCTGATGGTATTCTCCCAACAATTCTTGTTGTTTCATTAAGTAATGCTTCTTCTGAGACTAATGCTAATGCATATGCTTGTTTTTTATTAATTGATATCCTATTTCCAATTTTCCATATCTTATATTCATATGTCTCACCAGCTTCATCTTTTGATACAGGAGTTTTGACTGTTATTTTGACAACCTCTCCACCTTCTATTGGTGATTGATTTCCATCCATATCAAGTCCATTCAAGAAATCAGCACTATCACTAATTGCCAAAATGCCACTCATAAAAGGAGACAGTAAACTTTCACGATGTATGAACCCTAGAATCATATCACCATTAAGTGGTGGTAATTCTACTCCCTGATTATTTGTGACGACACAACTTATCAGACTTGCTTGTGTAGCATATTGTGCCTCCGTTTTTTGTTCTTGTACTTCTGATTCAGTAGACATTACATAAGACTCCCAAGATAATTTAATCTAAATGCATCTAGACCTGAGTCAGAGAAGTCTCCTCCATCTGAGTCACCTCCACCTTCACCAGGTTTCTCACCTGATCCATAATTATTGACTACATTGTTTACTACGTTACTTCCACCACCCTGAGAAAGTTGTACAATTTGTTGAGATAATGAATTAATAGCAGGAGCAATCTCTTCTACGTTTGTACTAATTCCAGTCAAATCAAGATCACTACCACTGCCACCAAGTAATTTGCTAAATCCAAAATTTCCAGCATTATTATTCATAAAGGATAAAGTGTCAGAACCAATCTCATCAACAGCTTGCCTATTCATTATAAATTCTCCAGTTGTTAACATTGTAGGTATTGTATCCTCATTTACTCCTCCACCAGGAATCATTCCACCAATACCCGCATGTACCTTTCCACCTTTATTCATCATACCTAAATCTCTACCAAGCAAGAATCCATCAATCGCCAATCCAACACCTGGCGTTAGACCAGTAGCACCCATAATACCAGAAGTAATTTCAAGTCCAGCACCTAAAAGATCTCCCTCCATTGCACGTTGAATACCAAAATAGACACCAGCAAGACCAGCAATAAGTGGAATTTGTTTCAAAAGAGATCTACCAGCTGCTTTTGCTGCTGCTTTTCCTCCTGCTTTTGCTGCTGCTTTACCACCAGTTTTAGCAGATTGTTTAGTAATAGCACTAGAAGATGCTTTTACTATGGCACCAGTTTTAGCTGTTTTTGCTGCAGCTTTCATTGGTTTTTTTGCCATTTTTGCCCATTTCTTAAACTGTTTTTCACCCAACATATTTTCTAATATTTCATCTGCTTCTTTTGTGCTAAATGGAACATCAGTGTAAGGACCTGTTCCTGTTACTAATTCACCATACATCTTAACAGCAGCTTCTGGTGTTGATATTGTAGGACTTCTCAAAGCAATATCCAGTGCAATACCAGCTTTTTTTCCACTTTTGACTGATTTTAATCCCATCATATCAGCAAGATCTCCCACCTGATCTCCTGACATTCTGGCAAGATCATTGTTAAAACCACTTAACATTGGAACATCTGGTAAATCTTTTAGCAAGAAATCTAGTTCGTCTATACCCATCATGCTTGCCATGCCTTTGACTCCTGTTTCACCAGCAGCTGGAAGAAGACCAGCTGGTTTGAATCCTTTAAGAAGACCAGTAGGGGCTTTTGAAGCACCTAATAGACCAGCTATTTTTGTAGGATTTAATGCTGCAATTGGTTTCTTAACAATACTTGGCATATTCTTAGCAAGATTTTTAGTAATCTTACGAGTGGCAGTATTATTCATACCCATTCTTGCTAAGGATACTGTTGCTCTTGCTCCCTTTGGAATATTCTTAGTTATTGTTCTACCAGCACCTGTTGTTACATTTTTTACTACTTTACCACCAGTAGTTGTTATTTTTGGTGCGACTGCTGCTGCTCCTTTTTTTGTTAAGATAGGTGCAACATTTTTGGCAAGAGTTCTTGCAGCTTTAGGTGATACTTTCTTAACACCTTTGATAACTCCTTTTTGTGCATATGGGTTAAATGCAGCAGATGTTCCTAAACTTGCTAATCCTTGAGCAAGATTTTTTTTCTGCTCACTAACATTGGTCATTGCACGAGTGCCACCAGCACCACCATAACCTTGACCACCTATATTACCACCACCAAAACCACCACTTCCACCACTACCTTCTATACTTCTCTCTTCTCTTCTTAATGAATCTCTACCAGCTGCTCGTTGTTGCTCACTACGCAACATTGCCATCATATATCCTTGGAACATGATCGCTCTTGCCATGTTCATCTGTGTTCTTTCTATTCCAGAAAGAGTATCATTTATTCTTACAAGTGCTTTTGCTATCGCAATATTTGATTGTTGTACGCCAGCAAATCCAGTAACAACTGAGTTTGTAAGTGCTTCATTTCCAGCGTCAGATGCAGCATCATTGATAATTCTATTAGTTACATTATAATCAAATCCACCACGAAATCTAGATGCAGTAGTGCCACCAGGATCTATTCCTGCACTTGGAGTCTTTGCAAATCTACCTCTAGTTCTAGCAATCGCATCTCCACCAAATCTACTACCTAATGCTTTACCAAAAAAATAACCTCTACCTACCCCTGCTTCATCTAGCGAAGTTCCACCTTCCTCTGCCTTCTCCTCTGCAAACTGACGTTCCTCGTTTGCCATGTCAGACGCATCGGTCACCCTATCTTTAATTTGAGACGCAACCATACCTAGGTAATCTTTATTATTACCTCTAGTATCTTCGTAACCGACTGTTCCTGCTGCCATTATTTTTTCTGTGCTTGTTGTTGTTTTACCTGTTCTAGGTACTGCATTAATAATGTAGTGTAAACTTGTCTTTCAAAAGGCATCATATTTTCAAGATCGCTCAAGCTGTATTTATGATGTTGCATCAAGGCAAAATTAGTTTTATAGTATCCCTCTAGCGTATTGTGAAAGAGGGCTATCCGAAAAAATTATTCAGTCCCGATATAGTATAATCAGATTCAACTCCAGTTTTTGGATTTGTGATCTTAAAATTGTGTTCAAGTCTAGGAGCAGTCTCAAAAAACTCTTGAAGTTTTGCCAATTGTTCATTAGTCAAACTTTCTACAAATTGTAGAAATTCTTTTGAACTTGTAGTGGATTGGTCAAATACTTCTTCTCCTTGAAATATCTGATCTATACTTTCTGCAACAATATCTAAAACATTTTCTTGATCTACTCCTTTTCCTACAAAATTAGAATCTACAAATCTATCAAATGCGGGATATTTCATTATGACACCTGTGGTGTCAGTTAACATAATTTTACTAGAATGTCCTTCTGGAAAATTAACCTGTACATCCTGCAAATTTAAAGTATAACCAACTTCAGTTTCATTGTCATCTGTACATGTTATTTTCATTTGCACCTCTTCACCTACAGACACAGCACGAATATTTAAGAAAATATACTCTAAATCAAAAATAGATAAATTTTCTACTTTTATTCTAGTTTGAATACAACCCTTCAATAATTGTACAACTGCTTCTCTAATATTTTTCTCATCATTACTTTCTAGTGCAATTAGTAAAACTTTTTCTTCTTTAACTAGAAATGGTCTATATTTAATTTTTTTCTTTGTTGACGGTAATACCAATTCATAAATTGGTAAATCCATTTTTGGCAATGCCATAATATTTACTCCAAGGTCATATTTATATTTAGCGACTTTTTAAACAAAAAAATAGCGGGAATTTTTTTCCCGCTTTTATGGAATTGAAAAATCAATTTTGCTATGCGTAGGCAGTATCTCCTGATTGGACATCATTGTAGTTACCTTTATTAACTATGTGATGTCTTGTATAATAGAACTGTGCTGTTACTTTAGTTATCTGTGATGTACCAAACTGTAAGGGAACTGCATCAACTGCAAATGGCCATGCTCTCTCCATTACATAACATACTGATTGTCTACTAGCACCACCACCAGGTCCTGCTTCTGTTTTTGTAATGTATATGTCTCTACAATACTGCGATGGATATTCCAGAAAAGTTGATCTATTATTTTCATAAGTCGTCCTGCCAGAGTTTGGTATTTCTCCAAAAATTTGCCCAAACCAGTCGTTAAGATACAATAATGGTGTCATACTTGCATCACATTGAAATCCTAATTGAAATTCTGTAAACACCCTTGTATGGGCGTAATTTATTTGTCCCTCACCTAGATATCTACCCTTCAATGTTCCAGTGGCAGCTTGAACATTAGGAAGTTGTGCTTCATCACATAGAAAACTGAACATCGTGTCACCTGACATACCATAATCGTCAGTAATGCTCTCTCCACCACTAGCCATACCAGTACCCCTGATATCAACTTTAAAACTATTGGAGAATGACATACCTCCATTTTGATTAGTTGCTTCTACGAAACTGCTTATAAAATCTGCCACGTTTTATAAATATAAGGGAACATATTATATTTATGGCGTACTCTGGGATTTACAAACCAATTAATCCTAAAAAGTACCGTGGTAACCCAAGAAGAGTTATTTACAGGTCACTTTGGGAACGAAAGTTCATGGTGTTCTGTGATAATCAACCATCTATATTAGAATGGGGTAGTGAGGAAGTTATTATACCATACAGAGCACCTGATGGTGTAGTAAGACGATACTATCCTGATTTTTATATCAAAGTTCGTGAAGGATCAGGAAAGGTAACAAAATATATTATTGAGATCAAGCCCAAGAAACAAACCAAACCACCGAATGTTAAAAACAAAAAGACCGCTGCCTATAAGCGTGATGCACTAACTTTTGCTAAGAACCGTGCCAAGTGGGACGCTGCAGAAGACTTCTGTGAAGATAGGCAGATGAATTTTATGATTCTCACCGAAGATCATCTAGGAGTATAGAACAATGGCAACAGGATTTGGCACTATTCAAAGGAATACTGTGTCTACAGGAACAGGGTATCAAACTCTGTTTGAAAAGATAAACGCAAAAGCACAAGGTCAGAAAAAGACATTAACATGGTATAGAAATGCTGTAAAGTCAGAAGCAAGTAGTTACAAAAAGAATTTTGATAAGTATATATTGAATGAGAAGAGTGATGACATAGGTGCAGTAGAAGACCAAGATGCAAATGAACTTCGTCGTTATACTGTACAAGGTCACCTATACATGTTTGAATACAAGGCAAGCATGAAATATCTTCCCTACTATGACAGATTTCCTTTAGTTTATGTCATCAAGTCAGAAAAAAATCATTTCTGGGGAGCAAACTTACACTACTTGAGACCAAAGAAAAGAATACTTGCTACTAGTAAGTTAATGCAGGGAAGAATAGACTTTCCAAAGTCATGCTTTCACAAATATATTCAGCAGCATGTACAGGGATTAATGATTGATCTTGCTGCTACTGAGTGGGATACTGCAATCTTACTACCAACAGAAGACTTTGTAAAAGATACAAATCGTTTACAAATTCCAATACAGGCAGAAGATGTCTGGGATGATACAGATGAAAACTTCTACGATAAAATTAGAGGTCAGAGAATGGTAAAAGGATACGGTACTAGAGAATCTGTAAATATGGCACTAAATAGTTAAAAATCTGATCAGATGGCTGAAACCCAAAAAGCTCCAGCATTTCCTCTTACCGATCCGACATCAGGGAGAAAATATAGGACTTACAAAAATAAAAGAGGTAGAACAGTCAAAGTCTGGGAACCTCGTCCAGATAACTATACACCACCACTTACTGAAAGAGATAAGAAGCAAGAAGTTATTGCAGCTTACTCTGGAGCACCCAAGAAGGGAGATTATATTCCTGGCAAGAAAGGATCAGGAGTAGTTTATGATGGTGAGAAATGGGTTTATCATGGTCAAGGATCTTTTAAGAGCAAAAAGGCAGGAGGAACAGAGTATTTTACTGATGCTAGATTTGATGAAGCTGTTAATAATTTAAGTCCAGAAGCATGGAGAGATTTAGAAAAGAAAGGAGTTGTTGATAGTAAAAATGTAGACTATTATGCTAACAATCCATTACCAGTTGAGACACCAGATGGAACAGAACTAGTCAAATATCCAAACGATATAGTCAATAGCGATACTGATTATATGATGTTCAAATTTTATGAGTATGTCCCACCTTTTGGTAGTGAAGTAGAGAGACCAAGAGATAATTTTTTTGATCCAGAAAATAAAAAAAGTAAGAGTCAAGTTCTAAATCAAACTTTAGGTGCATACAATTCTAGTGTATCATTTAGTGCTAAGGAAGCTGAAGGTTACAAAACTATCATACTTTATATGCCAGAAGATATTGGAGATGCTTTCTCTGCTGGTTGGCAAGGAAAGGCATTTGGAAACATCTCTGCTGGTATTATCTCTAGTACTGCTGGATCAAAGAATTTTATAAATGCCATAGGAAAACTTAAAGACACCAGTGGAGGTGCTCTTAAAAGATTACAAACCAATGCTGCTGCTGAAGCTATAACTAAATTAGCAGGATCAATTACAGGAGATCAAATAACTGCAAGTGATGTTTTCGCATCAGCAAAAGGTGTCATAAGAAACCCAAACACTGAAGTTCTATTTCAAAACATGAATCTAAGAACTTTTGATCATTCATTTAAGATGTCTCCATATAATAGAAAGGATGAAGAAAACATACAGACTATAATAAAAGAATTTAAGAGAGCAATGTTACCATCGTATAGTATAGGAAAAACTGATCTTGCTAATGGTAATAGTGCTGAGGTAGATGCTGCTTTTATAAAAGTTCCAAAGTTAGTTCAAGTTACATATATGAGAGGAGGTTCACAACACACACATCTTCCTAAGTACAAGTTATGTGCGTTGACTGATGTTACAGTTGGTTATACACCAGACAATAACTATGCTACTTTTAAAGAAGGAGGTCCTGTAGCATATGAGTTAAAACTAAACTTCCTAGAGACAAAACTTATATACTCTGAAGAAATAGCAACAGGTAATCACTAATGTATTTTAAAATTGTACCAAACATAGCATACGATCAAAAACCAATATCGTTTCCATTTTCTAAATCGGATTACGTTGTTGCTAAAAATTTCTTTCGTAGATATAAATTAAATGATGATATATTTTCTCAAGCTGTTTACTTTAAGAAGTATGCTGTTCAAGACGGTGAGAGACCAGAACATATTGCTGACAAAGCATACGGGAATCCATTTTACGATTGGGTTGTCTTGCTAACAAACAATGTAATCAATGCACAATATGACTGGCCTCTATCTGGGTATGATCTTTCACAAGTGATAGAAACTAATTTTGATGATCCATATGGAACAATTAGACACTATGAGATCAAGGAAGAGATAGGAAGATATGCTAAGGGTTTGCGTGTAGATAAAACTTTCTATGATGGTCAACACAAATTAAATATAAATGGATCTGTGGTAACAAAAAATGGTAATGAGATTGCAACTCCTGTTACTATAGCGGATCATTATTATAATGAAAATGAAAAGAAGAGAGAAATATATCTACTGAAATCAAAATATTTTAGAGGATTTGTTGCTGACTTCAGAAGACAGAATCTTTACAAAGATTCAAATGATTTTGTATCAAAGAGATTAAAACAAACTGGTTGACTTTTTTGACAAAAAAATACCCAGAAATTTTTTCTGGGTTTTATAGAATTGAGTTTTTAATTTTGGTCAGCATAACTGAAGAAGAATTCTTTTATTAAAGTCTCTGCTTCTTTCTTACCAAACCTATTGGAAAGATAACCTGAGATAGGATCTAATCTTATCATGTAGTCATCAAAGTCATGATACTGTGTTGTATCTTCACCAGTTGGTTTGTGTTCATCTATCATCTCTTTATAAACTTCAAGATATCTTCTGAACATAGGTAAGTGTTCGTCAACCTCATGTGGTTTGCAATACCTAACGTAGATATTCTCTGAGAAATGATTGCCAGGTTCAAAGAACCTATAAGTACCAGTTGCCTTTGGTAGTTTGTCAGTAGAGAACAAGTAATTTTCTACTGGGTGTTGGAAATCAAAAACTAATACAACTCTCTTGTCACTCATACCCATAAGATCCATGCCAAAGCAAGGAAGGTTTGCTCCTGTCTTAGGATAGATTATATTGTTATGAATAGTGCAAGACTTGTTATCCCATATCTCTATTTGTCTAGACTTAATAAAATGCTGACCTTTGTAGAGGTCAGCAGTAAGGTTAACACCTTTTTTATTAGTCCATTCAGCATGACGCTGAACAAATTGGATGTCAGGGAATAACTCAGCAACGGTTGCTTTATAGTTAACCCAGAGATCATTCATTAGTTATTCTTCTGCAAGTTTCGCAAAGTATGACAACGCATCATCGTCATCTACTACTGCTTCTTCTTTTACAGGTGATGGTGCTGCAGCAACTGGAGTAGGAATAGGTTCAAACTCTTCGTCGTCTACTGTAGGAGTAGAAGTAACTGGTCGTTGACCTATACCAAGAACAAGATTCAAACGACGCTCAAGATCTTCGTAAGACTTGAACTGATCTCTAGAAGTGAATGACTCTAACGAGTATTCTTTTTTCCAGATCTCCTCAAGTTCATCATCATCTGCACTAATAGCAGAAACAGAATCAAACTCACTGCTGTCATAGTTCCAAAAACCTGCAACTTTTTTAATCTTCAACTTGAAGTTAGCACCTTCCCATAGATCAAAAACATTTACTGGTTCTTCATCTTGGAACTCAGGTTGCATTGCTGCAAGTATCTTGTCATGGATTTTCTTACCATACTTATACAAGAATACTTTGCCCTCGTTCTCAGGGTGCTTAGGATCTTTTATGACTAAGATGTTGCTGTAGTAAGAGAGTTTCCTCTTTTGCTTACGAGCAGTCTCTTTGTCTGCATCTTCACCACTGTTCCAAAGACGACGATTGACTTCGCCAACTGGATCTTTGTCACCTATAGTGGTAAGAGAGTTTTCAATATACCAACCGCCTGGTCCTTGAAAGGCATGTGAGTATAGTTTTGCCCATGGAACTGTCTCCTTATTAGGAGCGGGTAGGAAACGGATAACTGCGTACCCATTACCAGAAGCGTCAACTTCGGGCTTCCAGAATCTCTCATCAACATTCTTATTGCTGGATGATTTCTCTAATTCTTTTTGTAAGAATGAGAAACTGCTCTGGGATTTACGCTTTAGTTCTGCGAATGACATTTAGATTACCTCGGATTAATTTGGATTTGGTCTGTTGCCCTTTCAATTACACATAATAACAGGCACAGGAACGGGCGTCAACCCTGTGCCTCTGTTTGTTTTTTCATTTGCTGAACTTTTTCTAGAAGTTCAGTAAACATTTTTTCAATACTTGTATCAGGTGTTGCACCTAACATTATAATGCCTTGTTTCATTGTGTCAACCACTGATTTTGCTTCGGGATCTTCACTCAACTTGGCACGAGCATAAAAAATCTTTTGTTTTTCTATGAGAGTCTCCAACGCTTCAAAGTATTCTAACTTCCTATCTTTATCTAATAGAATAAAATTCATAGCAGATCTGAAACAGAACTGTTGTAGTTCCATCATCTCTTGGATGTCTCCTCTAACGATATCGGATTTAAAAAAACTCATACTAACATTAATTTTGCTCTGGATGTTTTTTTCATAAAGTTTAGTTGTTGTGCTTCATGCTTTAATTTTTCTTTCAAAGGTTTGCTTACTAATTTACCTACACTATCTAGTTCAATCTCATTCACTTCACAGTAGTGGATGACCGAATCAATGTAATTCATATCAGGATTGTCAAATGCAATCTTCTCCACTTCTTGCGAGAATCTCGCAGCGGTCATAAATTTATCCTCTAATAATTGTTTTTTGTCCATATCGTTCTTGGTATTCGTCAATGTATGTCATTAACTTGATGAAAAATTCTTTCTTAGGTGGGTGTGATACCACTTGAGTTTCTCCATTCTCACAAGCAACGATTGTTACTAATTTTTTTACAGTTATATCATACTGTTCTTGAAGCATACATGCATAGGCAGTTTCCTGTACGAAATAATCATACATGTATTGTTCTCGTTTTGGTTCAGCAGATGTCTTGAAATCAATGATAGATAGTTCGCCATCAAACTCAGCAATGCAATCTACTCTTCCTGCCAGTTCAAGATGCCTACTGTAAAGTGCTGCTTCTTGGAGGTATATATTATTTATCCGTTCTAGAGTCTTGACACTGTGCTGAAACATCAGAACTGGAAGTGGATACTTACCATACTCTGACAGATTCAATTCATTGTTAAGATAATCCTCTACAATAGAATGATATTTTGTACCTCTATGTGTTGATCTAGCACTGATATTATTTGCTTTCTCTGTGCCTACTCTCTGCCTCCATTTTGCAATTGCTTTTTTCTTTTCGGCATTATTACTAATCACAGTGGTGACAGATGGAAACCTATCTCCTTCGGGTGTAGTGTATAAGCGTTTGCCTTCCACCATTGTAGCACATAATTCAATAGGATCAAGCCCCATGTGATTATATAATTTCATAATCCTAAATTAATTTTATTAATTAGATAAGATCTAACAAGACCAGACCTAACAATATCTTCTAGATTAAATTCAATCAAAGAAAACTCTTCCATGTTCTGAATGATACGTTGGAAGTCTAAGATACCACTACGCTCACTAATCTTTTGCAAGTCAGTTTGTGCAGCATCACCACAGAATATAATCTTACTGTCTTGTCCTACACGAGTGATGATACTATCTAACTCATGGAAGTTTAAGTTCTGACACTCATCAATAATAACAATAGAATTATCTAATGTAGTTCCACGAATGAATGACGTAGACCAGAAAGATATAGTTTCCTGTGCCTTAAGATTATCATACAACATTTCATATGAATTGTCATCAGGCATTTCAAACATTGCTTGTACCATATTCTTATATGGTATCTGATACAACGATGACTTATCTTCATGATCACCAGGTAAAAAACCAATCTCTCTTGTTGCTACCAGAGACCTAACAATATAGATCTTTTCATATGGTGTTGTCTCTCCTAGTACATCTTTCAATGCTTTATACAAAGCAATAAAAGTTTTACCTGTTCCTGCTACACCGTAAGCGTAGATCATTTTTCCTGCATCCCACTCATCAAAAAATCTCTTTTGATTATCTGTGATAGGTTCAACAGGAATCATATAGTCTTCACTAATAGGTTTCCTACGCTTCTTTTGCTTCAGAGTCATACCATGACCTGGTGCTTTTTGATTATTGCTTTTTCTTTTTACTGGCATGGTTAGTATCTGTATTTCTCTGTGATAGTTTTATTGTTTACGAAATCTGCTTTGGGAAGAACTTTATTCTTCATGATGTCTGCCCAACCAGGATGTGTGGTTGCCATCTTATCTCTCCACTCTCCTACCTCACCAGCAGAAGCAACTCCTGCTTGCCAATCTTTATCCCAATCGGGATTGTCTTTCCTCCACTGCTCATATTCTTTCATGGTCATGGAGAGTTCTTTCTTCTCTTCGGTTTTTAAATTCTTTACGGGATATGTTGGCATTTATTTTCCTCTGATAGAACCAGTGATTACTTTCCAGAAACCTCTCACTGCTGTCAATGCAGGATAAGGATCTTCTGATTTAATTTCGTCAAACATATACATGTTGAGACGGAAGGCATAGTTTGCTTCAGCAAATATAGCATTCTTCTGTGATTGATTTAGATTTAATACATCAAGTATTGCTCTGTAATTTGTTTTCCATTCCTTTGCATCATGAATGTTAGGGAACTCATAGAAATTTAATCCCTCTCCTGCAGGAGGATTGAGAGCATTCTTTGCTATCTTACAAAGGATCTGTCCACCTGATAGATCACCAATGTATCTAGTATAATGATGAGCAAGTAAAAGATATGGATCTTGTTGTGCTAATTCACTTAGTCTAAAACAATAGGTATCACATGCTGGTGAAGGACCTACCTCCTCTTTCCAGTAAGGACCGTAATAATATAATAGATCTTTTTCTAATGCTTCCTTACGATCAAGTTGTGATTGCCATCCCTGTAATACTTTTACAGTTGGATCATCAGCATCATTAATAAGTCTCTCCATGGTGCTATAAACATACCAGAAATTAGCAATGAGTTTGCGATAGTCTTCTGGGTCTACAACTCCTCTAAGAAACCCTGCAACAAATTTTGTGTTCTCTGCTGCTGAGTGTGATACTTTGGTTGCTTCTTTTAATTCTTTAGAAAATGTCATGAGTTCCATCCTAATGCTGTTGAACAGATAGGAAACTGTTCTTTAAATACTCGCTTGGCATCTAATGCAATGTCCATATGTTCTTTTTGTGTACCGTGTGCAGAACGTAGTTCTATGTAGTGAATCCAAGAACGTACACTTCCTGTCATGTAGATCTTGGTAGGAGTTGCTAGTGGGAGAACCATTCTCGCACACTCCTTTGCAACACCTTCACGGATGAGTTCATTGTATAAATCAATTCCCTCAGCGAAGTATGCTGCAATCTCTTTTTGAAGGAACGACGTTTGCTTTTCGGGAATATCATCTATACTATTCTGTCTATTTTTTAAATCCTGTCTGCGTAGATCTGGTACAGGTATTGCTCCAAGTAAATTAGTGTTAGCATAGCGTTGACTAAACTCTTGGAATGTAAATGATCTGTGTCTTAAAACCTGAGCAGCAATTGCACGAGTAGTCTCTACTTCTAATGACATGTGTGCTTGTTCAAATACAGACCAGTGCTGATGCTTGATACAATAACCGAGTAGTCCAGAGACATTAGGATTTTCCTGATTCTTCGGGTTGCTTACTCTCGCTATGTAACCCATCGTCTCCTCTGCGTTGGGTGTCACGGTTATCAGTTTTACTGAATTCATTATTAAAACCTTTACTCCTCTGTAGTTTTTTTAATTTTAAATTATATTTTGCATTGTTAAGTTCCTTCTTCATGTAGTGTAATTCTACATCAGAATATAACTCTTGTTTCTTAAGTGCTAACTTTAATAGTTTGATCTGGTCTTTGAGTCTCATACTCCCTAAATGCTTCTTTAATTCCTGCTGTTGTGTCATGATTTAAAATCCAATCTGTACAAAATTCATAGATATCTTTTCCAAATCCAAATTCTTTTAATGACAACATAGCATCTCTTCTAAGACGCATCATATCATCTGAATAATTAGTCTGGGTATCCATCATCATCATCTCTCCCTTGTGTGTAAGCGTGATTGTTTCCGTTGGTGCTGTAAGCATCTACGTCAGAGTATACCTCAGATTCTAACACATCTAATAAAGATTGCAAGCTCTTGACGATGTTTTTTAACTTCCCTCTATCCATATTTATATTAACAGTAACAATAGTATACCATAAAAAAAGAGGGGTCGCAACCCCTCTTTGGATTACACTATCATGTAATTAAGACTTTACTGCGACTCCTCTATAGACGAGTTTTGCATCTGTCTTACTGTCCTTATTTGGACGGTTGTTTGTGTCATACTTAACACCACGATAAGTAACTTGTGCCATCGGTTTTCTCCTAAAGTAGTTGGGATTGTAGCCCCGTTCCTTCAGTCTATCCGTCTCTTACGAGATGAACGCTGCGTTCCTAGACTTACTTGCGTCCAATTGACCATGCCTTGCAATTTTCTTCTGGTACTTTGGTATAGAAGTAATCAATAAGATACTCCTTAGCATCTTGGATGTGATTCTCATCGCTGAG